CTGGGAAACGACCGGCACCGGCTCGAAGCTCGTCTACCTCGAGGACCGGGTCCATGACGTCGGTGTCTGTCCCGTGGTCCGATATTCCAACCAGCTCGACTTGGACGGACGCAGCTCGGGCGAGGTGGAGCCGTTCATCCCGCTGGCGAAAAGGATCGACAAGACGACCTACGACCGTCTGCTCATCCAGCACTACAACTCGTGGACGGTACGCACCGTCTCTGGGATGGCAGCACCTGACGTCGAGGAAGAAGCGAACCGGGCGAAGCTGAAGCTACGGCAGGACGACATCCTGATTGCCGAGGACCCGGACACCAAGTTTGGGACGCTTCCGGGCACGCCGATGGACGGGATCATCCGGGCAGGCGAGGCCGACATCAAGGCGCTGGCTGCCGCGTCACAGACCCCAACGCATGCACTCACCGGCGACCTCATCAACATCGGCCCGGAAGCTCTGGCTGCGGCACGGGCCGAGCTTGACGCGAAGAAGGCCGAACGGCAGAAGGGTGCCGGGAAGTCCCACGACCAGCTGCTCCGTGTCGGTTCGTTGATCGACGGCGACGTGGACGCGGCACGGGACGTGATGGCTCATGTGACGTGGGCGGACACGTCGGTCCGGTCTATGGCGTCCGCCGCCGACGCGCTCGGGAAGATGGCCACGATGCTCGGTGTGCCGGTGAAGGCGCTGTGGGCGATGATCCCTGGAGTGTCGAAGTCGGACGTCACAGAGTGGGAGACGATGGCCGCGGAAGACGACGCCATCGGGAACTTGACCGCACTCCTCGAGCAGCAATCGAGCGTCCCGCCGCCGGCCGAGTAGATGGTTACCGCTGCAGGACGGCAGCTCACAGAGCAGCACCGGCGTACACAGCTTGCATTGAGGGCTGTCACGATCCGGGACATGATGGCTCTGTGGCCGGCCTTCGACCTTGACGGCATCGATCGGACCTGGCCGCCACTTCAAGCTGCGCTGGTGACGTTGATACTGGCGCGGCGGGCCAACTCGTCGGGGATTGCAGCTAACTACTACCGGTCGCTGCGTACCGCCGAAGGCGTACCGGGACGTCCGGAACCGCGTTTGGCACCGCCGCCTGACCGGACGCTACTGACCGCCACCCTTGCGCTGGTAGGTCCGATACAGGCGAAAAAGAACCTCACTGCCCGCCGTCCCGATGTCGCAGCGACCACGCTGGTCAGACTGTCTGGCTCCGTCACAAGGCAGGTGCTCGACGGGGGACGCAAGACGCTGGAAGTATCGACACGGGCTGATCCGAGGGCGCGTGGGTGGCGCCGGGTGACGTCCGCGTCGCCGTGCGACTTTTGCGCCGGTATCGCATCCGAAGGCATCCACTCGGAAGGCGGCGGGTTCCCCGCCCACGACCACTGCGGATGTGCTGCCGCCCCAGTTTTTGATTGACACAGATTTCCCGGCCGCGAGGGTTGGGATCAACAGAAAGGCAGCCGCGATGGCTGACGACGAAACCGAAGAGACCGAACCGACCACGCCCGCGAAGGGCGATCCGGCAAACGAACCCGCAGCCGATGGGCTCGGCGCCGCCGGCAAGAAGGCGCTCGACACCGAACGACAGGCTCGGCGCGACGCCGAGAAGAAGGCCAAGGACCTCGAAGGCCGCCTCAACGCCATCGAGGACAAGGACAAGTCCGAGGTCGAAAAGCTCACCGCGACGGTGCAGCAGCTCACCAACGAACGCGACCAGGCCGTCACACGGGCGGACCGCATCGAAGTGTCCGTCATCAAGTCTCTCGACGAGGACAAGGCCAAGCGCATCACGTCCGCGGCGAAGCGTCTCACCGGTACGACCCGTGAGGAGCTGGAAGCGGACGCGGACGAGTTTCTGACTGCGTTCGCGGCGCCTTCCGAGGAGCCGCGTCCGACGCCTTCTGGCAAGCCACGCGAGCAGCTAAAGCCTGGGTCTGGCGACCCGGACACGCCCGTCGAAGAGACGGACGTCAAGAAGCTCGGCGAAAGAATGTTCTCCAACTGATCACCGCAACAGCCCACCATGACGGCTGGCGCGGCCCACCCTTGAACCGAAGGAGTCTCCGTCATGGCTAACGATCTTTACACCGCCACTCAGGCGGCCCGCTCAACGCTGGCCGCCCTGCGCTACCTGACCACCCTCCCCCGCACCGTCCGGCAGGACTTCTCTGCCGAGTTCGTCGCCGGACGAGGCCGCACCATCGACGTCAAGACGCCAATCAGCGTCGGCGCGGCCCGCGAGTACACGGACACGAACCGGACCGCCCGAGACGCAATCGTGTTCGATGACATCGCCGAGACCACCGTCCCGGTGACGATGGACGTCCAAATCTACAAGGCCGTCCGCCTCCCGGACGACTTCGCCACGTTCGACCTGGTGTCTCTCGAGCAGCAGGTTCTCCGTCCGCAGGCCGAGTCGGTCGTCGACGGGATCACTGCACCGCTCATCACCGAGTTCAACGCCGTGGCGACGGACGCGTCGATCCCGACGCTCACCGCGGACGGCGCCAACGCGCTCGAGGTGCTCATCGCAGCTCGTGCGGTGCTCAACGCTCGAAAGGTCCCGATGGCGGGACGGTACGTCGCGGTGTCCCCGGCGGCTGAGGCGGCGTTCCTGAACGTCGAGCAGCTCCAGAAGGCGAACGAGGCTGGCACCGACGGGATGCTCCGTGAGGCCACCATCGGCCGACTGTTCGGGTTCACCATCGTGACGGACCCGAACCTGACCGACGGTTTGGGTGTCGCCTACCACCAGGATGCGTTTGCGCACGTCACCCGCCCGTCCCGTCCCCCGGAGGGCGCTGCGAAGTCGGCGGTTGTCGCCCAGGACGGGTTCGCGCTCCGCTGGCTGCAGCACTACAACCCGCTGCAGCTCGAGGACCAGTCGGTCGTGGACACGTTCGTGGGTGCGACCACGCTGGACGCTGACCGGGCCGTGTCGTTCGACATGACGGCCTGATGATGATGCCTCCGCTCGTGTCAATCGCAGACCTGGAAGGGTGGATAGGTACAGCCTTCGCGGTGGACGATCTGGCGCGAGCGGAGGCCGTCCTCGATGCAGTGTCGGCTCAGGTCCGGTCCGAAACGGGCCAGACCTGGGTCGACGACTCTGATCCGCCTGCCCTCGTGACGGTGCCGCAACAAGTGGTCACCGTCACGTTGCAGGTCGCCCGTCGGGTGGCGCTCAACCCAGACGGGTTCCAGTCAGAAAAGCAAGCCGACTACTCCTACTCTCTTCCGTCCCCGGTGCTGGGCGCAATCGCGTTCCGGCCGGAGGAGCGGGCGATGCTGGCCCGCTACCGGCCGTCGCAACGGGGCCTGTGGTCGCAGCCGACCACACGCGGTGACATCTACGCCGACACGGTCTATGTCCCGGTCGATGGCGCCCCACCGTTCCCGTGGTATGCGGGTGACGTCACATGATCGGGCCGTCCCCGCTGATGCGTGACGCACAGTCACGGTGGATGGTCGACGTCGCCAACTGGTGGCGGTCGACGTCTACGTCTGACGGGGGCGGAGGTTCTTCCATCGTGTGGGCCCTGCACGGGACGGTCAACACGACTCTTGCACCCCCGTCGTCTTCCGAACGTGAAGCGGCAGCGCAGCAGGGCGTCGAAGTAACTCACGTCGCGACGGTGCCGCTCGACGTCGCGATGACACGCGGTGACCGTCTGGTCGTGCGCGGCATGACGATCGAGGTCGTATATGTCGAGGCCGGCACTCACTCGTCTGTGCAACGTGTCCTCGGCCGTGAAGAGCCTTGGAATGAACCTCTGAGCTAAGGAGCCATCATGGCCAGCGTCACGTATCGGAATAAGACGTCGAAGAAGACGGCAACCTATCCGCAGCCGAACCCGCGGCTTGAGCGGTCGGAAGGCTGGGAGCGTGTCGAGCAGCCGGTGAAGAAGCCGGCCGATGACAAGCCCAAGCCCAAGCCCAAGCCCAAGGCCTGACCGTGGCGTCGGTTATCGTCTCCGGCGTCAGCGAGCTGAAGTCGGCGTTGGAACGTGTCGGCAGCCAGGTTGCTGGACGGGTCGTGCAGGCCGTCGCTGCCGAGGCAGACCAGGTGCAGGCCGACGCACGGTCGTTTGTCCGGGTCGACTCTGGCGACCTGCAACAGTCGATCACACCGTTCGTCTTCGCGAGTGGGATGACGGTTGAGGTCCGTCCGCGCAGTTCCGCGTCGGAACTCGATCCTGTGAACTTCTCGATCAAGGCGACCGCCAACGAGTTCAGTAGGCAGGGCAAGCCGGGGCAGCCGTACATGGTCCCGGCGTCCGAGCTGTCGCGGGCACGCTGGCCGGGCCGTGTCGCGCAGGCAGTGAAGGACGCCGTCGATGGCTAGCAACGCTTCGCCTCTGTGGCCGATCCAGACCTCCATCTACAGCCTGCTCACCGCCGACGCCACCCTATTGGGCAAGATCACGGGCGTGTACGACGAGGTCCCCGAAGGTGCAACGTTCCCATATGTGGTCATCGGGGAGCACACCCTCAACCCCCAGGGTGCCCACGACCGGTTCGGGGCACGCACCACGATCACGTTGCACGCCTGGTCGACCTACCACGGCACGTTGGAGGTCGCTGGGCTGCTCGACGATCTGGTCCGCATCATCGACCACCAGACGGTGACGGTGGACGGTCATGCCACGGTCGCAGTCCGGCTCGAGCAGGTCGTGACGATGCGGGACCCCGGTGATGCGGATCTGCGTCACGGTGTGGCCAGGTTCGCGTTGGAGACAGAACACCAGGCCGCCTAACGGCCTGCACTACCTCTCGTCCGTGCCGCCCGGTACGGACGTTCCTGTGCCGCCCGGCGGCAGAAAGGCACCAGCATGAGCGGCATGGACGGATTTGGGACAAGCCTGTCCCGCGGCCAGGGCGACATCGACCCCGGCCCCGAGACCTTCGACCCGATCGGGAACTTGACGTCGATCACGATCCCCGGTTTCTCCCGCGACACCTACGACGTGACCGCCCATGACTCGCCCGACAAGTGGCGCGAGTGGATCGGTGGGCTGCTCGACGGAGGTGAAGCGTCGTGCGAGTTCAACTACGACCCGGCTATCACCCTCGATGGCACGACCGTCTACGTGACTCTGGTTGGTGACGCGGAGAACCCTGACCCGGTCAACTACGAGATCGCGTTGCCGGACGGGTCGGTGTTCACGTGTGCGTTGCTGATCACCAGCTACGACGACATCGACGCGCCGTTCGACGACAAGATCACCGGCTCGATCACGTTCAAGATGTCCGGGAAGCCGACCTTCACCGAGGCCGTCTGATGACCTCGTATCTGACCAAGGACGCGATCCTCGGTGCGGACGACCTGCCGTTCGAGGACGTGCAGGTCGAGTCGTGGGGCGGGACCGTCCGGGTCCGCGGTCTCACCGGCACCGAACGTGATCGTTTCGAGTTCTACCTCGCAGCGGTGAAGG